CGATGAACAGACACTGCTGAGCGCAGTGAAAGCCTGTTACTCCGATCCGAAGCATACTGCGGAAGACGGCCAGTATGCTCCATCGATTTATTCCTGGCTCAAGAACGGCGTTTGGAAGAACTGGGTTGGCGAGGCCAAGCAGAACTCGACCTTGACGGAAGAGGACTGGGCCGCGGCGTTCCGGATCTACGTCGAGGGGGGCGGTTGGCCGATCACGGCATTTTCGCCCGCGCCTCATGAGGCTGGGTGCACAGCCCCGGCGAAGATGCTGAGGCACGCAGCCAAACTGCTGGCCGGATCACCAGCAGAAAAGGACATCCTGAAAAACCTCGAAATTGGAGAAGCGGCATGAGCATCTTTGCACACTCGCACCCGAAAGGGACAATCCATGAGACAAGGGACCGTTTTGCGCACGTCAGGGCGGTGGCTGAAAGCCCGATTGAGCGGGCTCTTGCTGAAGAACTGCTGGAACAGTGGCGGTTCTGCCTTATCCCGAATGACAGCTTTTACGACTGGGAGCCAAACTCCTGTGAGGCGGCGTTCGTGCTTCAGCTGAAGGTGGGCCGCTATCGGCTTGATATGGCTTTCAGGCTGATTGGCCATGACGGCAGAGAGCACCTTGTCGCAATCGAGTGTGACGGAAAGAAGTTTCACGAAACTCCTGATGCCATCGAACGGGATTCTGTCCGGGACGCTTATCTGAAAAGCCGCGGGTGGCAGGTTTGGCGCTATTCAGGATGGTTGCTTCACTACGCTGCCAGCGAGGTCGCTGACGAGATCGAGCGCGGTCTTGAGGCCCTGCGGTACAGCCGGGAGCCCGCTCTCGTCTTCTCGAAGAACCACGCGCGCAAGCCAGCCATCATGCTGGATTACGAGATTGCATTCTACGCCTACCGCGATTGCGGCGTCTGGCCCGACCATCTCGGGGAAACCCCTGAGCAGCGAGGCTGGAAAGACATCCACGACGTGATCAATGACCCGACGCTACAGGAGAAAGCCGCATGACCCACTGGTACGCCTTCAGTTGCCGCGCAGACCGCACAGAAGCGGCTGCAAACCGTCTTGATGGAGAAACATCATGAAATACCTTCTGCCGCTTCCCACCCTCCTGATCTCGATGCTGCTCTACATTGCGCTTGCATCGACAGGCCCGCTGGATCGCATTGTCTCTGACTTTTCAGCTCCGTCCGGCGCTATCACGGCCATCACTGCCAGCGAGATGATTATTCTCCTGAGCGTGCCGCTGTTCGTTGTCGAGATGTGGAAGTCCACGAGCATCACGAACGTCGGCATGGTCGATCACATGCTGAGCCTCCTGGTCGCGGTCGTTGCTGGCTTTGCCTACCTGACGGCGCCCGCGTTCGGCACTTCCACATTCCTGATCCTGGTCGCCATGCAATTTGCGGACGTGGCAGCCGGCGTAATCGTATCCATCCGCGCAGCCCGCCGAGACTTCGGCATTGAAGCCTAGAGGAATTTGAACATGGAACAAAAAGACCTGAACCACTACGCCCGCGAGCTGGGCCTGAAGAAAGTCGCGGAAGATGCGGCATTCAAGACGCTGGAGGTCTCTGCGGCCGCAGCCCAAGAAGCCCGTGACGCCCGCATTCGTGCCGAGGAGGAACTGGATATGGCCACGGCGCGCGTGAAGGACGGACTGCCTGCGGATCTGGACATGAACCAGACAAGCCAATCGGCCGAGATCGAAGCCATCCTGAATGACGATGAGCCGTTTGAGGGCATTGCCGCAGAAGCGGAGACCGAAACCACCGAACCCGAAGCCGAGGAAAAGCCTCGCTTCTCATGGCTTACCGACGCCTGATCGTCCCCAGGCAACGGTAAACCCCCAGCCAGCAGACTGCCCCCCGCTGGCTGGGGACCTTCACGGGGCTGGGAGTGGGAAGATGAGACCAACAGCAAAAGCCATAGCAATCGACATTGCCACGCAACACGGGATTACCCTTGATGACATGAAGGCCCGGACACGCGGTCGCCTTGTCGATGTCGCACGCTCGAAAGCGTACAAGGAGATCCGCACCAGGCTTCATTGGCCGTATCAGCAGATCGGAGACTTCTTCGGCGGACGGTCCCATGCGGCCGTCATTTCCGGCATCAAGAGCCTTGAAAACCGGATGGATGACCCTGCCGAAATGGCCGTGTTCATGCGCCAACGGCTCAACTACCTGTCAGGCCAGAGCGCCATGTTCGACATAGCCCGGCGCCTGAACCTGAAATCACAGGACGCGATTGTCCTGGCCATCCTGATCCGCAATGCCCCGCGCCCGCTCACGCTGGCAGGTATTTCCGAACTTTATGACCATGCATGGCAGTCCATCAACACAGCAGAGAAGTTCATCTGCGAGTCGACGGTGAAGTCAGCCATCTCGAAGATACGCGCTGCGGTCAAGGCGCAGGGGCTTCCTGTCCCGATCGATACGATCAAGCCAAGCGGGTATGTCCTCAGTGATGAGTTCGCGTTGTGGGTGAGAGAAAACCTCTCACTCTCCGTACAGATGTAAGAACACTACTTACAGGTTTTTTTGCCCCACCAAGGCACAACATGTTGGGGTTATGGTAGGATTAGACATGCAAGCCACATTGATCTTCGACCCGGCAACCGTCCAGAAGGTTGTCACCTTGAGCCGCCCTCCGAAGGGCAGCCATGACAATGTGTATCGCGTTTTCAATGAGCATATTTCCGTCGTCCTGTCCGATTTGCAAGTCAGGGCGATCATGCCGATCAGGGAAATAGCGATCGAGGCCGCCCGGTATGAGCACGCGGAAGGGGATTTGACTGCGCCCCTGTTCGAGAATGGTTATCCCGTGATTCTCATCCTGATGAACGGGGTCAAGGTTGCATTTCTCGGTGTCACATTCTCCGGCAACTCAGGTGAGATTAATATCGCTGAGGTCACTGGATCAAAACTGCTGCTGGCCCCCGAATGAGGTATTTCATGAACACTCCCGCCCCTCCTTTCGACTGCGCCCGTACTGGCATGGGTGAGCAAATGGGTATCCTGCCTCTCCGGAGGTCAAATCCGCAGGTTCGGGAGATGCGTAATGGGACGGTCAAGGATGCCAAGCCAGAATTAACTGAGGGATGGGGAGCTTTGTGATGGGGTTGGCCGCCACCGACAATCTTCGTGAACTCGTAGAGCAGAGCACGGAAGCCTGCCTGAAGCGCTCAATCGCCAGCGCCCAGACCCTCATGGACGATCTCGACCGAACACCGTGGTGGAATCTCTCCCGCCGATTACGCCTGAACAGCCAGCTCCACGCCCACCACGCAGCGGCCCATCGTTTTTACACTGACTTGGCCTTCGCACGCAGAATGAACGGAGGTGAGCGATGACTGAGCGCATCCGCTCCCGTTACTCGCAGTTCAGATTCGGCGGCGTGACGTCTCGGGTCGATATGTTGAAGCAAGGCAGGTACGAAAGTGTCCTGCCTGCCGCAAATGGCCTGTGGCGTGCATCGGTATCGACGTGGGAGCCGTATGGCGATGACCAGATTCGCATTCTGTCAAAAACAGTATTCGTAGACACGCAGGAAGACGCGAAGAAGTTCGCCGCTGAGTGCCAGCCATGACCCACGCGCAGACCACTCTTTCCAAACTGCTGATAGGGGAACTCAACTGATGATCCCGCACATCCTCACAGCCATGACCCTCAGCGCAATGGTCATCCTCTGCGCGCTCCCCTTTGTTGGCATCATCGCCCTCATCAAGCGGAGAAAGCGCTCATGACCACAGCCCTCATCATCCTCGCCATATGCTGCATCCCCCTCGGTATTGTGGCACTCTTCGCATACGATCGCCGCAACTCGCACCGGGTCGCAAAGGACATGGCCCGGAAGTTCGGCGCAAACGTTACCCCTGTGAACAGCCCTGAAGGACAACGCATCATCAAGGGAGTCGACCTTGGCTGACACAAGCTACGGAACCCTATGGGCAATCATCGGACCCGCAGGCGAAGTCTTTCTCCAGACCATCGCCACAAGACGCAAGGATTCCATCGCCCTGCACGCAGACCAGTACGTCCTTCCCAAAGAGGATGCCGGCCAGTTCTGGAAGGAAGAACAAGAGCGCGGATGCTCCGCACGCAAGATTGAACTGAAGGTATTGTGATGGCTGACATACTCAAAGCGCTCGATGAAGCGGACATCCCTGCTGAAGACCGCTCCGGCACAGTGCGCATCACCCCGAAGGCCTATAACCACCTTGCTGAGTTCATGGGATGGCCAAAGGTCCGCAGACATTACCGTGACGAACTCAAGGACTACATGGAGGGGAAGGGAAAGTGACTAAGGGAAACGCGCTAGAACAGCTGATAACACGCAATCCACTCGAACGGATGCCTGCGGACATGCGCCCAGTGTACGAGCGACTGGTTAAGGCGGGCAGGGTCAGCCCGTGGACAGAAGCGGACACAGCCCTGCCCCTGAGGGAGCGAAGCATTAGGAATATCGAGTTCATGGAGCAGATGATTGCGGCGCTGGAGGAAGCGGATGACTAACCTCACCCCAAAGCAGCAGCGCTTCGCAGAGGAATACCTGGTCGACTTCAACGCAACCAAGGCTGCGCAGCGCGCCGGGTACAGCGAAAAGACCGCATACTCTCAAGGACAACGTTTGTTGAAGAATGTTGAGATTTGCGAATTTATCGAAAACGCACGGGCTGAAACCTCCGAGAAGCTGGAAATCACACGTGAGCGCCTCATGGAAATGTCCATAACCGTTTATGATGCAGCCATCGCTGACAACCAGCTGGGCGCTGCGAACGGCGCCATCAAAGAGCTTGGCATCCTGTCCGGTGAGCGTGTGGAGAAGCAAGAGCAGACCGTCATTACCCACGAAGAACGCCTTGCCGCTGCACGGGAGAGGGTAAATGCCGCTCGACAGCGCCCAACAATTAACTGACGACGAGTATGACGCCATCCTGATGGATGATGAGTTGTATTTCGAGTCCTGCTTGATGATCCGCACGAAAAGCGATGGCCTCAAGCCGCTCAAACTGAACTCATCCCAGCGATACGCGCACGAACGCATTGAACAGCAACGCCAAGAGACGGGCCGTGTCCGATGTCTTGTCCTGAAGGGGCGCCAGCAAGGCATCTCCACCTATGTCGGGGGCCGGTATTACAAGAAGGTCTCCACGTCGAATGGCGTGCTGGCCTACATCGTGACGCACGAAGACGCCGCAACGCAGAACCTGTTCGGCATGACGCGCCGGTATCACGAGAACAACCTGCCTGACTTCAAGCCTGAAACCGGCATTGCCAACGCCAATGAGCTGAAGTTCTCCAAGCTGGATAGCGGGTACAAGATCGCAACCGCAGGCGCACGGACTGCCGGCCGCTCATCCACGATCCAGTTTCTTCATGCATCCGAGTTCGATTTCTGGCCAGATTCCAGCGCGGCTGAGGTGTGGAAGGGTCTGGCCGAGGCTGTGCCTGATGAGGATGGCACGGAAGTCATCATTGAAAGCACGGCGGACAAACCAGGCGGACGGTTTCACCGCGCATGGAAAGCAGCGAAGAATGGCGAGTCCGGATACATGGCGCTGTTCATTCCGTGGTTCGTGCACGAGGAATATCGCAAGCAGCCGCCTGAAGGCTGGGAGCCGCCTGACAAGTTCTACGAATACATGCTGATGCATGGTCTCGATGAAGACCAGGTCTACTGGGCATGGGACAAGAACCGCGCAATGGCCATGCTGGACGGGCTGGGATCAGACGAGTTCTGCACGGGGTTCAAGCGCGAGTATCCGGCCACCGATGATGAGGCGTTCGAGGAGGCTGGCGACGAATTGCGCCGCGCAATCCCTCTCAGCTGGATCAGGGCGGCTCAGGCCAGATGGCAGGAAAATCACCGCACGCCGCTTGGCTACATGACCTCGCTCGGCGTTGACGTTGCTCAAGGCGGAGGAGACAACACGGTTCTCTCGCCGCTCCACACTTTGCGCTTCGCGCCCCTGACGGTCGTGAAAGGGATCGACACGAAGGATGGTCCTGATGTTGCGTCTCGTGTCGTGTCTGTGGTCAGGGATGATGCTGTGATAGCTGTTGACCTTGGAGGCGGCTGGGGCGGTAGTACGCTCACGCACCTCAAGACGCACCTGAAGCTTCCCTCTGCCGGTATCAATCCTTCCACAAAAGCGACCGCCCGATCAGCCTGCGGGCGCTATGGGTTCAAGAACCGCAGGGCGGAACTATTCTGGAGATTGCGGGAGGCTCTCAATCCTGCGACTGGCCAGAATATCGAACTGCCACCAGATGAAGACATGGCGCAGGATCTCGCGGCTCCTGAGTTCGAGGTGACGCTTCAGGGCATTCAGATTGAAAGCAAGGATGACATCAAGCGCCGCCTTGGTCGATCACCCGACAGGGGCGACGCCGTCCTGCTCGCATGGGCTGGTGGCTCAGGCGCCGTCAAGAAGATCGCCCGCATGGAAGCGGATCGCGCTCGCAAGGAGGCTGGACTGGGTCCGGCACGCAGGGTCAACCGCCCTCATGCCAATGTACGCCGGTAATACGGAGTGCAGACATGGGTGGCATCACACGCGCCATAGGCAGGCTGTTCGGAGCCCCGAAGGCCCCTAAGACCACAACCGTCCTTGAAACGGCTGACGAGGAAGAGAAGGCCGTCCTTCCTGTTGAGGATGACGAGAACATCCGCAAGGCCCAGATCGAGCGCGAGAAAGAGGCGCGCGGTCGCAAGGGCAGGTCATACACAAGGGAGCCTGGTCGCTCTCTCGGCTCTCTCCCCACGACGCTGGGGTAGGCATTGGCACATCTCACACTCACCACAGCTGCGGGCCTCGATGAGCGCGTAACGTCTCGGCGCAAGCGCATGACGCGCACCTTCGCCAAGTATGACAATTATCGCCTCTACTGCCAGATGCTCGCAGAGTTCTTCTGGCCAGAGCGCGCCAACTTCACAGAAGACAGGACGCCCGGCGTTGATATGCAGGACGGGCTCTATACGGGCACACCGCAGGTCATGCGCCGGGATTTCGGCAACCGCGTCGGCACGGTGCTTCGCCCTCCGAAAGACGAGTGGTTCCGCGCTGTCGCCCGCCCCGAAGAGATGATGGGTGAGGATGCTGTTCGCTACTGGTGCGACATCGTCTCCCGCCAGCAAAGGCGCATCATCTACAAGCAGGGTTCCCAGTTCTCCCGCGCTATGGCGATCGGGGATCAGGACTATGTGACATTTGGCAATGCGGTCACATGGTGCTCCGAGAACCGCGACAATAGCGGGCTCCTGTTCCGCAACGTGCATCTTCGCGACTGCGCATGGGTCGAGAACGAGGAGGGCGTTGTCGATGAGATGTACGAGAAGATCAAGATGCCGCTTGACCAGGTGGCGCGCCTGTTCGGACCTGACAAGCTGCCACGCGAATGGAAGCGCCGGTTCGACAAGGATGATGGCAAGCTGGATGAGGTGATCGTCGCCCGCGCCGTGTTCCCGATCGTCAAGGAAGACTATGCTGGCGGACGCAAGCCGCCTGCCATGATGAAGTTCTGCGTGTTGTACTTTGCGTGGGACCAGATGAAGTCCGGGGAATCGGGCGCGCTGGGTGAGAGCTACTGCCGGGTATTCCCATACAATGTGCGCCGCTGGATGCCGCTAGGCGAACCATTTGGCCGGAGCCTCTGCACAAGTGTTGCACTGGCTGATGCGCGCACGCTGAATGTGTCCGAGATGGCAACCCTGAAAGCCATCGAGATGGTGGGCGATCCTCCCAAATGGGCAGAGGATGAAGCCGTGATTGGTGAGGTCGACCTGGTTCCGGGTGGTGTCACGTTTGTCGACACAACTGGAATGGGTCCGAACTCCCGCGCGCCACTGGGTGTGATCGAGGGCGGAGACCCGCGCTATGTCATGGAGTTCAACAACCGCAAGCGGGCTGATCTCGCCATCCAGTTCTTCGAGACGCTGTGGAAGTTCCCTGAGCGTGAGATGACCGCGTTCGAGACGGGAGAGCGTCTCAACATGATGGTGCAGGATGCCACGCCTGTATTCGAGCCGATGGAGGCAGACAATACCCAGCTGATGGACATCGTGTTTGCGAAGTCATCCCAGCATGGCGCATTCCCCCCTCCGCCCGACCGCCTGATCGAAGAGGGTGGCGCAGAATGGGAGTTCGAGACACCTGTCACGACGGGGCGACGCCGGGCACTTGCCTACAAGGCGAAGGACATCATCGTCGCAGTTGGTGAGGCCCGCCAGAGCATTCCGACCTTTGGGGACCACCTCGATACGGATGAGCTTGAGCGCGAAATGATTGCCGGGCTCGGTCCTGAAAACTGGGTGCTTCCGCGTGAGGTTGTTGCCGAGAAGCGTGGCCAGCGTGCGCAAGCCGAGAAGCAGGCGCGCATGGAGGAAGACATGCTTGAGACCGCGAAGATCGGGGCCTCTGCACGCCCTGAGAACCTGAAAGCCCTAGAAGAAGCACTCAACCAAGGAGAAAGCTGATGGCAGACCTGAGTGACAAGATCGTAAATGGTGTTTCCAAGGTGACCGGATGGTCTGTGGATTTCACCTCTGACCTCGGCGGTACGATCGGCTTGTCGATCATCGCATATTACGCGGCTGAGAACATTCCGCTGGTGAGCGCGGTTCCGCTGTCCGGTACGATTGCTGCCTGTATTGCGGCGGCGCTTTACTGGAAGCGTGCGCGTCGAGATAACTGATGAGCCGCTATTTCACCAAGCCAGCAGCACGCGGCGTCGACTCCACCGTCTGCTACGACGACTTTGCGCCCCTTCCTGCGTTTACTGTTCATGAGGATGAGCGGGAGACGTGGACGGGTCTGCTGGATGCGGATGGGCGAGAAATACACCGCTCAGAGCGCGTCCGAATGGGGTTCATTGTCAGGAGTGCCGACTGATGCCGCTCCCCCTCTCTCCTGACCCGAAGCAAGACCTGTCTCCCGGCGTGGCAGAAGCCCTCCGCGCATGGGGCAGGTTGGAGATGACTCCGGGTCAGCAGGCTGAGGTTCTGCGCTGGATCGTGAACGATCTGTGCGAGTGCCTGACCATCATTCCACCGGGCCTGAACGACAACCAGAGTGGCTACACCGCAGGCCAACGCAGGGTGGGTATTGTTCTTTCAACGCTGACAGGACGGCCAATTCGGCTGTCGACACCAGAGGGCAAGGAATGACTGACGACACCACTGTTCTGGACAAGACCGACGACGCTGTTGTGGAAGACACCAAGACCACAGAGGATGTGGTTGTTGAGGACAAGTCTGCCGACACGGCTGAGGCAACCGATACCACGGATGACAAATCCACGGACACGGACTCTGCATGGTACGAAAGCGCAGCGCGCGGCGATGAGAAGCGCGCCGAGCGCCTGAAGCGGTTCACTGATCCGGGCGCCCTGTTCGATTCCTACACCGAGCTTGAGAAGCAACTCTCTGACCAGAAGCGTGTTCGCATCCCGGATGACGATGCTAAGCCTGAAGACCTCGAAGTCTGGAAGCGCATGGCGGGTATTCCGGAAACTGCGGACGGCTACAAGATCGACGTCAAGCTGCCTGAAGGCGAGTCCTTCGATGACAGCGACAAGGAACTGCTCGACACCTACACCCAGAAGCTTCACGAATCCGGCGGCCTGATGGCTCACCCGAAAGTGGTGGCCGGCCTTCACCAGATCTATGCAGACATGCGCGCTGATGCGGCAGCTCATCTGATGGCCAATGCCAAGGCGAAGCATGAAGAGACGCAAGCCACGCTCGACAAGGAGTGGGGCGCCGAGAAGGAGCGCAATATCGGTTTCGCCAATTCCACGCTCCAGCGCTATGGCGGCGAAGGCACCAAGGAATTGCTCAAGACCCCGATGGCGGACGGCACGCTGCTTGGCGATCATCCCCCTCTGGTCCGGATGCTGGCGCAGATCGGCCGCGAAGTCGGAGACGATCCAATCTTCACAGAAGCCGCCTCCAAGGGCGACCCGATCGAGACGCTGGAAGCGCGGAAGGACAAGATTCTCGCGCTCCGCCGTGAGGGCAAACACAAGGAATACGACGCGAAGGCGGAAGACCTTGCTCGCATCAACGCCGCCCTGAAGCGGCACGGCAAGAGCTGAGGCGTCAACAAGTCATGACCAGGCATGTTTCGTGGCGACGGGGCGTGTGAGGTCAGCGGGCAACCCGGCAACGGCCCCGTTTTCATTGAAGGCAGTGAAGGCCCCGCAAGGGCAACCCTGACCCGCCCGACCAAGTCGCCGCATTGTTCAACCCGATTAGGGAGATAGGCACATGCCTACAAACAACACCGAATCCACGATGCGGATTGATTATTCCGATGAGTGGCACCAAGACTTCGAGCGATCCAGCACGATCCTCAAGCAAGCCGTTAGCAGCTCTGGCATTGTCAAAGCCAAGACGGTGACTTTCGACGTGGCGGACACCACGGGCCGAGCCAAGACGCGCCAGCGTGATGGTGAGCTGCCTTATGGCCGTCCGGACACCAATCAGGTCTCCAAGGACCTTGAGGAGCATTTCGAGCCCTATATCATTGATGACTGGGACGTGTTCCGCAACAACAGCCAGCTTCGCAAGCTCTACATGGAGAAGGCGATGGCGGTGATCAATCGGGAGCGTGATGCTCAGATCATCGAGGAGCTGGATACCACAACCACCGAGCTTTCGGCTTCTGCGTCGGACTTCACGGCACTGGCAACATTCCAGGCCGCGACGAACGCGCTTTATGTCAATGACATCCCTTCGGATGACGGCAAGCTCTGGGGTGTTGTGACGCCAACGGCTTACAACCGCATGATGACCATCGATGAGTTCTCGTCTGCTGACTATGTCGACGTGAAACCCTTTGTCGAGGGCGCTCCTGCTGTTGGCCGTGCCAAGCACTGGAATGGTGTGAACTGGCTTCGCCATACGGGCCTGACCGGGTTCGGAACGGCGCTGGCTCAGTGCTACCTGTTCCACAGCTCGGCTGTTGGCCACAAGGATGATGGCGAGCCGACCTTCAAGGCGGGTGAAGACGAGAAGCACAACCAGCACTGGTGCTGGGCGCGCACACGTCACTGCGCCAAGGTCATCCTTCCGCGTGGTGTGATCCGTATCCACCACAATGACACCGCAGCGTTCGCATAAGGAGAGATGACATGACTGCAACTCCAACGCCATTTCACAGTGGCCGCCTTCCAACGGACATTCCTCCGCAGGTAGGCGATCTCGCAGCAAGCGTCTTCTTTGACGACTTCTATGGCTTCACTGCGGCTGACTGGACGATCACCACGTCTGAGGTGGGCACAGGTTCTGCCACCGAGGCTGTCACGCCTGGTGCGCACGGTATCCTCCTGGTCACCAACGCGGCTGGCGATGACGATCACGACTTCTTCCAGAAGGTCAGTGAGTCGTTCACGTTCGAGACCGGCAAGCGGGTCTGGTTCGGCGTTCGCTTCAAGACGAGCGATGCGACGGAATCGGACCTCGTGTTTGGTCTCCAGATCACCGATACCACGCCGCTTGCGGCAACGGACGGTGTCTGGTTCCAGAAGGACGATGGTGACACGGAAATCGACTTCCATGTCACGAAGGATTCTGTTTCGACAGACGCCTCAGCGATCGGCACGCTTGCTGACGATACGTGGATCACGCTTGGCTTCCTCTATGACGGCGCCAACGCGATCATCCCGTATGTCAACGGCGCGGCCATGACGCCATCGGTCATCACCAACATGCCGGACGATGAGGAACTTACGGTTTCCTTCGGCTTGCAGAATGGTGCGGCCGTCGCGAAGACCCTGAGCGTGGACTATGTCTACGCCGCTCAGGAACGCTAGGCGCGTATGATTATCGGGCGGGGGAATGATCCTCCGCCCGTATTCGCAAGGAGAGAGCATGACCGACCTGAACAGCAAGACCATCCCGCGTATGCCGGGCCGCGACCTGACCATTGACCGCTCTGTGGGCGATCTCTGGACCGAGTTTGCGGGCATTACCCCATCCGCGCATTCGTTTGAGGATGTGTGCCATCCGAAGTATTTCGGCGGTCATCGCACACGCCATCCGAACAAGCCCCGCGCACAGGACAATGGCCTGCGTGTTGGCGACATCATCAATTTGCGTGCGCGCAACAATCTCTGGCAGGCCCGCCTGATCGTGCGGGATGTTCCGCTCGGCAGCGATGAGGTTCTGACCGACATCCTGGAACTGGTCGAGTTCCGCGCCGAGGACATCCCTGACGGCTACGAAATCCTGCACGGCGGTGACGTGAAGGGCTGGCGCATCATGATGGGCGACGAGCAGATCGAAGCCGGGTTCGCAACAGAAGAAGCGGCCGGCAATCGCCTGAAATACCTGATGGCTGAGGATGAGGTGCGCCGCAAGATTCGTGAGGCCCCAAAGAAGGTTCTCTCAACAGCCAAGAAGAAAGCCCCCGTCAAGGAGGCCGCTACGGCGGATTAACCCTTGAGCGTCCGCACCGATGTTATCAATGACGCGCTGACAATCCTTGAGCAGTCCTTGCTGGGAAGCTCCGGCCCGGACAGCTCAACGGACCCGATTGTCGTTCGGATGCGGGAGATCTACGAGCGTCGCGCCAAGCTCATGCTCTCGATGTATCCGTGGAACTTCGCCCGAAAGGTGGAGCAGCTGGCCGCCCTTGCAGATGTGAAGGCGGGCTGGACGTATACGTTTGCCAAGCCCGTCAAGTGCGCGCGCATCATCCGCGTCGATAACCGGGCGGATATGCGCCGCAGGGGCGACATTGATTTTGAGGATCGGGGGGGTGTGCTCAGCACCAATAACGAGATCACCTTCCTCGCCTATGTCGACGGGGCGTTTGCAGACAATGATGCGGGCTCATGGCCAGAGCCCTGCAAGAACGCCCTGGCCCATGACATTGCGAACATGTGCAAGGGCAAGACCCACCTGCCAGCCAACAGGTTGGAGCAGATCGCCCGCGAGGCACGCAGGGCAATGGCCGAAGCGCGTCGATGGGATGCGCAGCAAAACAAGGTCTATGAGCCGCCGCTTTCGACATGGCAGCGCGCACGGCTGAATGGCGGATTGAGAGGAGGCCGGGATGGCTAAGCGTCGGTTCGAGTTGATTTCATTCAATGGCGGGGAGATCGGGGTTCGGTCTCTCGGTCGTATCGATCTTGCGTCCTATGCGCGTTGCGCCGAGACGATGGAGAATGTGTTCATCACGCCGCAAGGGGAATTGTCCAAGGCGCCGGGCACAGTCTATATCGGCACGGCCAAGAGCGGTGAGGAGACGGTTCTGCTGCGCTCATTCGAGTATGCTGTTGATGACAATTTGCTGATGGTCTTCTCCGACACGAATATGCAGCTGATAACGGATGATGCGTTCGTGACGATTGACGGCGCTGCCGCCACGATCGGGACATTCTCTGACCAGTCATCCGCGCCCTCTACAGGAGGCGGTGCAGCCCCGACCCCTACGACTGAAATCGAGTACAATTATGATGGCGTCTTCACGGGCGTTTATGCCTGATGGGCGTTTCGATCAGCCATCCGGACGTGGATTTTGAGACCACCTCCGCCAGTCAGGCGCGGGTACGCAGCACCATCACGACAGCAGAACCTGACGAGAAGGTTTCGTTTGCCTTCACGATTGGTCGTGGCGACTTGCTCATGCGGGTTGGCACAACAGCCGGCGCGCAAGACATCGTCGCGGATCTGCGCTGTTCGCACGGGTTCCACATTGTCAGCTTCACGCCCGGTGTCTCGACCTATTACCTGGAGTTCGGGCTTCCTGCGATTGGCAAGGCTGGACTTCGGGACTTTGAGCGTGTCGCGGCGGGGCGGTTCGAGATCGACACGCCTTGGGTGGAGAGCGAGCTTGACCTGGTTCGCCTGCAACAAAGCCTGAATGTGGTCTATGCGGCTGTCTCCACCAAGCGTCCGCGCGTGATCGAGCGCAGGGGTGACACATCATGGTCCATCCGGGACTATGACTATACCGATGGCCCGTTCAATCCACTCAATGGCAGCACATACACGCTCACACCCTCAGCCCTGACGGGCGAAGTCACGATCACGGCCAATACGGCGCTGTTCACCTCGCTGGATGTCGGGATGCTCCTGAAGCTGACCCATACCGGACAGTATGAGACGGCGAGCGCCACGGCTGTCGACACGACAACAGATGCGATACGGGTCTCCGGGCTGGATACGTCGCGCCGATTCACTTATGCGGTCACGGGCTCATTCACCGCGACAGTCGTGCTGGAGCGCTCTGTCGGCAATGAGCTGAGTTATGAAACTGTGCAGACATTCACGGGTGCAGCAAGTGGCACCTATGATGATGAACTGGACAACCAGATCATCTATTACCGGCTTCGCGTCAGCGCCTATACAAGCGGCACGGTTGGGCTTGAATTGCGCCACAGCCAAGGTGTGACGGACGGGGTTGCGCGGATTTTTTCGGTTGATGCTGATAACCAGGTGACCGCAGATGTGCTGTCTCCCTTCTCCAAAACTTCCGCCACCACGCTCTGGTATATGGGCGCATGGGCGGCACGG